TATCCCTCGCCGCGGCGTGGGCGCCACGTCTCGCTCATTCCGCTGCGCCTCCTTTTCCCACGGCAAACACTTCGTTGGTTTGCCATGGGAGCCCTTTCGCCATGGTTTCAAGACTTCCTTTGCGCGTAGTGGGCGTTTGCTTGTCGGGACTCTGAACCTCACGATCGCGTTAGAATAAGCGTTATTCCTGCAAATATGACCCATTTCCGTAACACCGTTGCGCCAGCCGATTCCCGCTCCCCGCTGGTCGCGGCAATCGGGGCGCTGCCTCGAAATCAGCTCGCTTCATCTGCCGCTGGCAGCGCTTCGCTGATTTCCTCTTTTTGCTGCCGCACTCTCCATCAACGGTAGAAAAACAAGGCTCTACCGTTTTGAGCAGAGCGGCAGCGTCAGCGGTAGCGAAGCCAAGCAGCACAGGGGATCATATTTGGAACGACTACATGATGTCTCCCGTGATCGCGCGGCAGGTACTATCGAAAACACACCGCTGCAGCGCGCAAGGAAGTTTTTAGAAACGTAGTTTCTAAACGGCGGTTTTGGGTACTTTTGCCGTCGGGGGCAAAAGTACCTCGCGCTCGGAAGCGCGAAATAACCCTTCAATCGACCCCGAACCCCCAAACGGAGAAAGGACGAATGATATGACCGAACGCATCTATGATATCCAGCTTCTGGCGGAGGAGGCTGCTTCCGGGGAGACCGCCGAGGAGACCGCCCCGGCGGGCGAAACCGCCCCGGCGGAGAACGCCGGCGACTTTGAGACGCTGATCCGGGGCCGGTACAAGGCCGACTTCGACGCCAGGGTCCAGCGGATCCTGGACGGGCGGCTCAAAAATCTCCGGCAGGAGAACGAGCAGCTCCGCAGCCGCGCCGACGCCGGCCTCCATGCCGCCGCCGCGTCCCTGGACAGGCTGGAGCGGGAGGAGGGCGCCATCCGGGCGGTGTATCCGGAGTTCCGGTGGCAGCGGGAGCTGGAAAACCCCGCCTTCGCCCGGCTCATCGGCGCCGGGGTGGACGGACGCACCGCCTACGAGGTGGTGCACCGGGATGAGATCCTCCAGCGGGCCATGGCTTACGCCGCCGGACGGGCCGTCCGTCAGACGGCGCGGTCCATCGCCAGCGGCGGCCGGCCCGTGGCGGAGAACGGCGGACGCAGCGTCGCCGTTACCCGGACCGACCCCCGGCAGCTCACCGGGGAGGACCTGGCCGATATCCGCCGAAGAGTGCAGAACGGGGAGAAGATAAGGTTCTGAGGACGTTTCTGCACTCCGGCGCGGCGGGGGTTTGTTTCGCGCTCGGAAGCGCGGAACTGTCCCCGTCTCGGGCGGGGACAGAGCCCCGCCCCTACGGAGGGGACTGCAGCACTCTGGTGAAACGGTAGAAAAACAAGGTTCTACCGTTTTGAGCAGAGCGCAGCAAAGCGATAGCGAAAACAGACGGGTAGGGGATCATAGTTGGAACAGATTATTTATTCTGTCCGTGATCGTGCGGTAAACGCTGCCGACAAGCACAAGACCATAGCGCGCAGGAAGGTCTTGGAAACAACGTTTCCAAGCGGCGTTTTCGGTTACCTTTGCCGCCGCAGGCAAAGGTAACTCGTGTCCGAGGACACGAAACCACTCCCTCGCTGCGCCGGAGCGCAAGATGATCCCCGATCGGGCGGGGACAGAGCCCCGCCCCTACGGATGTTACGCAGAGTATGCGTTCCGCCTGCAGCGGGTGCCGGGCGAGGAGCGGACCGAGAGAAGGGGCAACGCAAGGGCCATCCCGCCGCCCCAGCGGCGGTTCACATACACAGGGTCGTGGCCTACCACTGGAAATCGCCAAAGCGCCGCCAACGGCGGATGAAGCGAGGCGGTTTCGAGGATTCCGCCGAAGCGCTGCCAGCGGCAGATAAAGCGAGGTGGAATCAGGGCAGGCCCCCGCTTTTCAGGCGCGATGCGCCTGGAAAGCGGCTGGGCCAACGGTGAGCAAGAGTGTCCCGGTTTTCACGACCAATGGGAGCGAAAACCGGCTGACACGACGGTGAAATTCCGCGCAACTACCCACCCGGGCGCAGCACCGCTCCCGCCGCCGGGGAGCACAGCCATCCATTGAATACGAAAGGAGAATATCCATGTACGCATACTACTACGACCTGCAGCTCTTTGCCGACAGCAACACCCAGACCACCTCCGGCCTCACCGCCGAGATGAAGACCTACTACGGCATGGAGCTGCTGGACAACGCCAAGCCCCAGCTGGTCCACAACCAGTTCGCCGCCACCAAGCCCCTGCCCACCGGCGGCGGCAAGACCGTGGAGTGGCGCAAGTTCGGCTCCTTTGACAAGGCTCTGACCCCTCTGACCGAGGGCGTCACCCCCGACGGTTCCGGCATCTCCGTCAGCTACATCACCAAGGAGCTGGCCCAGTACGGCGACTATACCACCGTGTCCGACATGCTGGATCTGACCGCCATCGACGACGTGGTGCTGGAGATCACCGACCGCCACGGCGCCAACATGGGCCTGACCCTGGACACCGTCACCCGCAACGAGATCCAGCAGGGCAACCAGGTCATCTACGCACCCGACAGCCAGGGCAACGCCGTCACCAGCCGCTACGCCCTCACCGCCGGCCACAAGATGACCGGCGAGCTGGTGGCCAAGGCCGCCACCGCCCTGAAGAAGATGAACGCCCCCACCTTCGACGGCCGCTACGTCTGCATCATCCACCCCAGCGTGGCCTTCGACCTGCGCCAGGATTCCGCCTGGCTGGCGGCCCATCAGTACGCCGCCGTCCGGGAGCTGTTCTCCGGCGAGATCGGCGAGCTCCACGGCGTCCGCTTCGTGGAGACCACCGAGGCCAAGATCTATCGCGGCGACAACCTGGGCTCCGACAGCCGCACCCTGGCCGTGAACGGCGCCGTCAGCAACAGCAAGAACGTCAGCTTCGACGGCGGCACCGTGGCCTCCGGGGCGCTGGCGGGCCGCTACGTGCTCATCGGCACCACCCGGGCCAAGGTGGTCAGCAACACCGCCAGCGCCATGACGTTGGACGTCAACGTCACCGCCGCCGACAACGCGGTGATCTATCCCGGCGAGGGCGGCAAGGACGGCTGCGCCGTCTATGGCTGCCTGTTCCTGGGCAAGGGCGCCTACGGTACGGTGGATCTCAGCGAGGGCACCGAGGTCATCGTCAAGCCCCGGGGCTCCTCCGGCACCGCCGATCCCCTGGATCAGCGCTCCAGCGTGGGCTGGAAGGGCGTCCATGCTGCAGCCATCCTGTACGACGAGTACATCGTCCGGGTGGAGTGCGGCAGCTCTTATTCCGACCAGGATCTGGCCAACTGACCGGATCTTGATTGACGGAGTCTCCCCCCTGCGGCCGTAAGGCTGCGGGGGGAGGGGATCGTTTCCTATCTCCCGGACAGGAGAACGTGTCTCCGACGGCCTACTTTTGTCATCAGCGACAAAAGTAGGCAAAAACGCCGTTTAGAAACTACGTTTCTAAAAATTTCCTTGCGCGCTGCAGCTTTACGTCGTCGACAATGCATACCACACGATCACGGGAAATGTGATGTATTCGTTTCAAATATGATCCCGTGTGCTTCTTGGCTTCGCTACCGCTGACGCTGCCGCTCTGCTCAAAACGGTAGAACCTTGTTTTTCTACCGTTCCACCAGAGTGCGGCAGCAATAAGAGGAAATCGCCGAAGCGCCGCCTGTGGCGGATGCAGCGAGGCGGTTTCGAGGCAGCGCCCCGGTTGCCGCGACCAACGGGAAGCGGGAGCCGGCTGGCGCAACGGTGTCACGGAAATGGGTCATATTTGCATGAGAAACGCTGTGTCTGACGTGATCGTGCGGTAGGAGCCCTCGGCCTCGTAAGTCAAACCACGCGCTGAAGGGAAACCGCCGAAGCGCCGCCAGCGCCAGCGACAGCCCGCGAAGCATGAGCGGCTGCTGTCGCAAGTGCCCTTGGGGTATGGCGGATAAAGCGAGGTGGAATCGAGGCAGGCCCCCGCTTTGCGGGCGCGATGCGCCTGAAAAGCGGCTGGGCCAACGGTGAGCAAGGGTGTCCCGCTGGCTGGACATGAAATGGCCAGGCGGCGGCTGATACGACGGTGTCAGTCTTGAAACCATGGGTTTCAAGCGGCGTCTTTGGTGACTTTCTCCGCTGATGGAGAAAGTCACCCGCCGGAGGCCGCCCCGCGCCGGAGTGCGGAACGATCCCCGTCTCGGGCGGGGACAGAGCCCCGCCCCTACGGAGGAGAGAAGGGGTGCGCGCTCGGAAATGTGAAACCACCCCCAGCCCGCGCTCGGAAGAGCGAAACGATCCCTCTGAAGACCCAAATGCCGTCAAATGAATCCACTTTACAGTCAACCAGCCACAACGCTTGGAAAGGAGCAGCCACATGAAGAAGAACAGCGAAGCGATGACCACCGTGGTCATCCCCAGAGGACGCAAGAACCAGGAGAATTTCGTGATCGTATCGGTCAACGGCAACAGTTGGAAGATCATGCGGGGCGTGGAGGTGGAGGTGCCCCGCTACGTCTCGGAGGTGCTGGAAAACGCCGAGATGATGGCGGAGACGGCCCGCAGCTACGTGGACCGCATGGCCAACTGAGAGGGGGCGGTCCCATGGCAAATCTCACCGCCGGACAGGTGCTCTACCAGGTGGACACCCTGCTGCCCAACCAGTACGGTGACGCCCAGAAGCGCCGCTGGCTTACCCAGGCCGAGGGCTTCGTGATCCGGGAGATCCTCCTCCCCTGTGGGGAGGAGATCGACGTGCCGGACACGCTCTCCCTCGGCGATACCATGCTGGTGCCCAGCCCCTACGACGAGCTGTACCGCCACTACGTGGAGAGCCGGATCCACTACGCCAACGGCGAAATGGACCGCTGCAACAACGCCGCCACCGAGTGGAACAACGGCCTGCTCACCTACCGGGATTACTATTTCCGCACCCACCGACCAATGGGTGTAAAGGCTCTGCGCCTTACGTAAAAGGGGGTCGGACGGATGTATTTTCCCAAGCTGACGGTGCCGGCCCAGCGCCGGACCACCGTCTCCGCCTTCGGCGGGTACGACCGCCGCTGCGGCGCGGCGGAGGGCACCTTCGCCCACATGGAGAACCTGTGCGCCGACGGCTGGCCTGCCCTGACCACCCGGCCCCGCCGGGGCGTGGTGACCACGCTGACCGATCCCAACGGCCTCACCGCCAAGGATGCCCTCATCTGGGTGGACGGGACCGCCCTGTACGTCAACGGGCACGCCACCGGGTTGACGCTCACCGTCGGGCCCAAGCAGCTGATCAGTATGGGCTCCTACCTGCTGGTCTGGCCCGACAAGATGTACATCGACACGGCGAAGCTGACGGACTTCGGACCGCTGGAGCGGACCGCCACCGTGACGGACGCCGTCTGGGCCCCCTGTCGGACCGACGGGACCGCTCTGGAGTACGTCAGCGGCGCCGCCGCCCCGGCGGAGCCGGCAAACGGCGATTACTGGCTGGACGCCTCCGGCGAGACGCCGGCCCTCCGCCAGTACGACAGCGGCGAATGGCTGGCGGTGGACGAGGCCTGCACCGCCATCCGCGCCGCCGGCATCGGCGCGGGGTTTGCCTCAGGCGACGCCGTGGAGATCAGCGGCTGCGAGGCCGAGGCCCTGAACGCCACGTTCCAGCTTCGGGCCGTGGAGGACAATGTGCTGGTGGTGGCGGCCCTGGCCGTGGCCGGCAGCCAGAGCGCCGCCCTGACCGTCAGCCGAACGGTGCCGGACATGGACTACGTGATCGAGTGCGGCAACCGGCTGTGGGGCTGCAAGTACGGCCTGGTGAACGGCGAGAGCGTCAACGAGATCTACGCCAGCCGTCTGGGGGACTTCAAGAACTGGCACTGTTTTGCCGGCCTCTCCACCGACAGCTACGCCGCCAGCCGGGGCAGCGACGGTGTATTCACCGGGGCGGCGGCCTATCTGGGGAGCCCCCTCTTTTTCAAGGAGCACTGCATCGAGCGGGTATATCCCAGCGCCGCCGGCGCCCACCAGATCGTGACGATCCAATGCGACGGGGTGAAAAAAGACAGCGCCGGCAGCCTGCAGGTGGTGGACGGCACCCTCTACTACCACGGCGTCCACGGCTTCTGCGCCTTCTCCGGCAGTCTGCCCACGCTGATCTCGGCGGCCCTGGGGGAGGAGAGCTACAGCGGCGCGGTATCCGGCTCGGTGAACGGACAGTATTACGTGTCCGCCGCCGACAGCCAGAACCGCCGCCACCTGCTGGTGTACGACGCCCGCCGCCGGGTATGGCACCGGCAGGACGACACGGAGGCGCTGGCCTTCGCCGCCTGCGACGGCGAGCTCTACTGCCTGGCCGCGGACGGACGGATCATCGCCCTCCACGGCAAGACCGGTACGCCGGAGAGCGGAGCGCTCCGCTTTGAGGCCCAGAGCGGAGAGTTGGGCCTCCGGGACCCCCGCAGCGGCTATCTCCAGCGGCTCACCGTCCACGCCGCCCTCTCCGCTGGCGCCGCCATGACCGCCTCCGTCAGCTACGACGAGGGGCTCACCTGGGAGCCCCAGGGTACCATCCTGGGAACCGGGAGCACCGACCGAGCCCTGCTCCACGTGCGGCCCTATCGCTGCGAGAGCCTGCGGCTGAAGCTGTCTGGCACAGGAGATGTAAAGGTATACAGCCTGTCGGCTGTTTATGGGAAAGGGAGTGACGGGCCATGATGAATCTCATGATGCCGCCGGCTCCCACCGGGGATCTGGGAGAGCAGCTGCGGGGTCAGTACGCCTATCTCTTCCAGCTGGCCCAGCAGCTGAACCTGGCTCTGGACCAGACGGAGCAGACGGCGGAGCGTCAAGCGGAGAAGGCAGCCAACCGCGCCGTGGAAAAGGCGGAGGCCGAGGGCTATGAGCGGCTCAAAAGCCTGGTCATCAAGACGGCGGACACCGTTACCGCACGGATGGACCGGCTCCGGACGGAGCTGGCGGGGGAGTACATGGCGGTCAGTGACTTCGGCACCTATGTGGAGCAGTTGAGCGCCATCATCGAGGCCGATCCCACCGCGCTGACACAGTACTATCAGTACTTCTCGGAGCTTCGGGCCGACCTGGACAGCGTGTCCGCCGACTTCACCGCCTGGCGCACCGCCACGGAGGGCACCATCCGCACCGGCATCGTGGACTATCAAGACGGGGTGCCGGTGTACGGCCTGGCGGTGGGCCAGAATCTGGAGACCTCCGTGGACAGTATCACCGGCGACACGGTCATCGAGAAGAAGAGCTTCCGGGCCATCTATGCCGCCAACCGCCTCTCCTTCTGGGAGGACGGGGTGGAGGTGGCCTACGTCAGCAACAACCAGCTCTACATCACCAACGTGGTGGCCCTCAGCACGCTGACGGTGGGGGAGTGGCGCGTGGCCGGCACCGGCGACGGGCTGGTGTTCCAGTGGATCGGGGGTGGCGTCTGATGGCGACCAGCGGCAGGATCGAGGGCTCCTATGGGCCCTCCTGGGCCAACTACGTGCCCTATATCAAATGGTCCGTGACCCAGAGCTCGGCGGACAACCGGTCCGCCATGTCGGTGACGTTCGGCATGCGGAAGACCGGCGCCAACAGCCAGAGCTACAACGGCTATCCCCACACGCTGACGGTGACGGTGGACGGCAGCACCTACACCCGGAGCATCTCCTTCGATTTCCGCTCCGCCGGCTACCCCACGGACCACGATATCGTCACCATCTCCGGCATCTCCATCCCCCACAACGCCGACGGCACCAAAGCGGCGGCCATATCGGCCTCCCATCCCACCGACACGGGCCTGGGGACCGGTACGTTGTCCGGCACGGCAGCGCTGGATACCATCCCCCGCTCCAGCACCATGGCGGTGCCGGCCGCCATGACCATGGGGACGGCCTATACATTCCCCATCAGCAGGGCCGACAGCGGCTTTACCCACCGGGTCAGCTATGCCTTTGGCTCCGCCTCCGGCACCGTGGCCGCCGGGGCGGGCACGTCCGTGTCCTGGACGCCGCCCACGTCCCTGGGGAGCCAGATCCCCGCATCCGTGTCCGGCACGGTGACGCTGACGCTGGACACCTACAGCGGCGGCGCGCTGATCGGCACCAGGACGTATACGGCCACCCTGAGCGTGCCGTCCTATACGCCGACGGCCGCTCTGACGGTGAGCCTGGACAACAGCGCCAGCACCGTGGCGGCCGGTTGGGGCGTGGCGGTGAAGGGGTTTACCCGGCTGACCTGGTCGGTGACGGCCCAGAGCAGCTGCGGCGCCGCCATAGCCGCCTACAGCGTCTCCCTGGCCGGACAGAGCGGTACCACGGCCAGCGGTACCACCAAGGCCCTGACGGTGTCCGGCCAGATCACGCCGACGGTGACGGTGCGGGACAGCCGGGGCAGGACCGCCACGGTACAGGCCGAGGCCATCACCGTCTACGACTACGGCACGCCCACCATCGGCAGCAGCCACGCCTACCGCTGCGACGCCAGCGGCGACGCCGCCTCGGACGGGGCGTATCTCAACCTGCTGTGCCGCGGGGAGATCTCCTCCGTGGGCGGCCGCAACGCCATGACCTGCCGCTTCCGGGTCCGGCAGACCGGCGGCAGCTGGGGCGGCTATACGACCCTGACCGACAACGTGGCGGAGACCGTCAGCGCCGGACTCTCCGCCGCCAGCTCCTATGAGGTGGAGCTGGGCGTTGCGGACACCCTGGGCGGCAGCAGGACCGTGGTCTGCCAGATCCCCACGGACAGGGCGGCCTTCCACCTGAGGGCCGGCGGACAGGCCGCCGCCTTCGGCAAATACGCCGAGCACACCGGCGAGCTGGAGCTGGCGGAGAGCTGGGATCTGCGCTATCACGGCGCGGTGATGACCGACCACGTGGTGGAGCAGGGCACCAGCGGCGACTGGACGTACCGCAAGTGGAACAGCGGGCTGGCGGAGTGCTGGCTGAAAACCACCGCGACGCTGACCCACTACACAGCGGTGAACGGCTGGTACGGATATTATTCCGCCAATTACAGCTACCCCATCAGCTTTACGTCGGTTCCCGCTACATTTCCCGCCGCGAAGGCCGGCAGCGGCTTCGCCATGAGCAGCGATTATTCGCAGGAACGAACCTATTACCGATTCTACTTTCTCGCCAATGTCAGCGGCGAACAGTCGTGCGCGTTGAGCTGCTATGCCGTCGGAAGGTGGAAGTAAGGCCGGAAAACGAAAGGAGAACACTATGGCATCGACTTATCAGCAGGTATCCTACGGCAGCCGGGGCGAGGCGGTGCGCCGGCTCCAGGCGGCTCTCAACAGCAGGGGCTACAGCCTGGACGTGGACGGCGTCTTCGGCGAAAAGACCCGCGCCGCCGTGTGGGATTACCAGAAGAAGAACAACCTGCAGCTGGACGGCATTGTGGGAGCGGAGACCTGGGGCCATCTGCTGCAGTCCGTCCAGGCGAGCGGGGACCCCGCCGGGAGGACCCAGGGCCTGCCCGGCGTGTCCGACGAGACGGCCCGCCGCCTCTATGAGCTGGAGCAGGGCTATTCCCCCTCGGAGGAGGCGGCCGCCGCCAGGGCGTACTATGAGCAGCTGGCGGGACAGAAGCCGGAGGACTACGTATCCCCCTTTGCCGACCAACTGGCCGCCCTCTACGACCGGATCAGCAGCCGGGACCCCTTCTCGTATGATCCCACCCGGGACGTGACCTATCAGCGCTATGCCGCCGACTATCAGCGCCGGGGCAAGGTGGCCATGGAGGACACCATGGGCACCGCGGCGTCCCTCTCCGGCGGCTACGGCTCCAGCTATGCCCAGGCCACCGGCCAACAGGCCTATGCCCGCCAGCTGGAGGAGCTGACGGCCCTGATCCCCCAGCTGGAGGAGAGAGCCCGCCGGCGCTACGAGGGGGAGGGCGAGGCCCTGGAGCGGCAGTATAAGCTGCTGATGCAGCGCCAGCAGGACGACTACGGCCGCTGGAGCGACGGCGTGGACCGCTGGCGTCAGAGTCTGGAGATCGCCCGGAAGGCCGCCGAGAGCGCGGAGAGCGCCGACCGGACCGCCTACCAGAACGCCCTGAAGCACTATACGGACCTGGCCAAGGCCGAGCAGAAGGCCGCCGAGACCGCCGCCAGGCAGGCCGCTTCGGCGTCGAAGACCTCCTCCGGCGGCAGAAGCGGCAGCAGCAAAAGCAGCGGCAAAAAGGAGTCCCTCAGCTCCACGGCGGCGGAGTCCCTCCAGCGGGTGATCACCACCTATCTCTCCGCCGGACAGGGCGCCATGGCCGGAGCCCTGGCGGCCCGGTACGCCCAGCAGATGACCCCGGCCCAGAAGCGGCAGTTCCAGGCCCTCTTCGGCCGCTACAACGTGAATATGCCCCAGTGAATCAGTCAGAAGCGACAAAATACCCCTCCGGCGGAGGGGTATTTTGTCCATTTCAACCGTTGACAGCTTCACTTTACCATGCTATCATGCTGATGTAACGTCCGGGAGGACGACTCCGGGAGAGAGGAGAAAGCCAATGACGAACCGCGGCGCCATGATGATGGGAATGATGCGCATGATGAGCATGCGCATGATGTGCCGCGCCCAAAATCGCCAAAGGCTTTCCCATCGCTGATCTCCCACGGATCGCAGCCACGCAGCGGAGGGCCCACGGCTCTCCGCTGCTTTTTATTTTTCACCAAAGGAGGACAGCCCCATGGCCGCCTGTTACGATTTCCGAATGTGTCGTATCGCTCGCTGAAACGTACCGAAACAGACAACAATTACGACATGTAAAGGAGATATCACCATGAAAAAGTTCCGTATCATCACCCTGATCCTGGCGCTGGCCCTGGCCCTGAGTCTCACCGCCTGCGGCGGCAGTCAGAAGTCCGCCATCCAGGTGGCCGTACCCAACGACACTACCAACGAGGCCCGGGCCCTCCTGCTGCTGGAGGCCAACGGCCTCATCAAGCTGAAGGAGGGCGCCGGCATCACCGCCACCAAGAACGACATCGCGGACAATCCCTTCAACCTGGAGATCGTGGAGGCCGAGGCCGCCCAGCTGCCCAACGTGCTGCAGGACGTGGATTTCGCCGTCATCAACTCCAACTACGCCATCAACGCGGGCCTCAACCCCGTCAAGGACTCCCTGCTGATCGAGGGCAGCTACTCCGCCTACGCCAACATCCTGGCGGTGAAGGAGGGCCGGGAGAACGATCCCGCCATCCGGGCGCTGGTGGCGGCTCTGGAGAGCAAGGCCGTGGCCAATTTCATCGGGGAGAAGTATGCCGGCGCCGTGGTCAGCACGGTGGAGAACCCCGGCAGCGGCTATGACGACAGCCTGGACTACGGCGCGCTGAAGGGCGCCACCATCACCGTGGCCGCGTCCCCCACGCCCCACGCCGAGATCCTGGCGGTGGCCAAGGAGATCCTGGCCGCCAAGGACATCACCCTGGACATCCGGGAGTTTGACGACTACGTGGTGCCCAACACCGTGGTGGAGGACGGCACCGTGGACGCCAACTACTTCCAGCACGTGCCGTATCTGGACGACTTCAACGCCCAGCAGGGCACCCACATCGTCTCCGTGTCCGCCATCCACGTGGAGCCCATGGGCCTCTACGGCGGCAAGCAGAGCGACCTGAGCACTTTCGGCAAGTAAAAACGTGAGGGCTGCTCCCGACCCGACAGGGTAGGGAGCAGCCCTGCGCGGTTTGGCAACAATGCGGCTGTTCCGGGCATCGGCGCAGCTCCCGCCCCTCCGTAGGGGCGGGGTTCCATCCCCGCCCGGGTCATGCGGCAATTACCTCCTGCGCAGGAGATAGTTCGTGTCTGCGGACACGAGTCACCTTTGCCCGCGGTGGCAAAGGTGACCGAAAACGCCGTTTAGAAACTACGTTTCTAAAAACTTCCTTTGCGCGTAGTGAGTCTTTACTCGTCGGAGCCTTTTACCTCACGATCTCGGAAGAAAAGCGTTTTTTCTTGCAAATATGATCCATTTCCGTAACACCGTTGCGCCAGCCGGTTCCCGCTTCCCGTTGGTCGCAGCAACCGGGGCGCTCTTGCTCACCGTTGGCCCAGCCGCTTTCCAGGCGCATCGCGCCCGAAAAGCGGCTGACACGACGGTGTCAGCGGTAGCGAAGCCAAGAAACACACGGGATCATATTTGAAACGACTACACGATGTCTCCCGTGATCGTGCGGTATGCATTCCCGATAACAAATAACCATAGCGCGCAAGGGAAATCCCAAAACCGTAGGTTTGGGCGGCGTTTTGGTTACTTTGCCGCTGTAGGCAAAGTAACCCGCGCTCGGAAGCGCGGAACTGACCTTTACCTCCGGGGGCCGCTCTCCCGCGCCAGCCTTTGTCCGCGAGGAACGAGCGGCAACAAAGGCAAGTACCCTTGGGGTGCGCCCGAGGGCGCGGAGCTATCCCCCCTATCACACTCGCAAGTGTGAAACGCTTCCCCTGTCCGGGCGGGCACAGAGGCCCGCCCCTACGGAATGGGAGATCATGCGTCTGACGCCGGGAATAACTCCAAAACCGCACCGATAAGCACGAGGCTCCATCCAACAATCCCCGAAAGGACTGCACCATCCATGATCGAGATCCGACATCTGAGCAAGACCTTCTCCTCCGGCGAGGGGGAGGTCAACGCCCTCCACGACATCAACCTGACCATCGCCGACGGCGACGTCTACGGCATCATCGGCATGTCCGGCGCCGGCAAGAGCACCCTGGTCCGGTGCATCAACATGCTGGAAAAGCCCACCTCCGGCACCGTCGTCGTGGACGGCCGGGACATGGGCGCGCTGACCACCGCGGAGCTGCGGCAGGCCCGGCGGGACATCACCATGATCTTCCAGCAGTTCAATCTGCTGATGCAGCGGACCTGCCTGCAGAATGTGTGCTTCCCCATGGAGCTCTCCGGTGTGAAAAAGGCGGCGGCCCGGAAGCGGGCTACGGAGCTCTTGGAGCTGGTGGGCCTGCCGGACAAGGCGGGGGCTTATCCCGCCCAGCTCTCCGGCGGACAGCAGCAGCGCGTCGCCATCGCCCGGGCCCTGGCCACGGACCCCAAGGTGCTGCTGTGCGACGAGGCCACCAGCGCCCTGGACCCCAACACCACCGCCCAGATCCTGGGCCTGATCCGGGACATCAACGCCAAGCTGGGCATCACCGTGGTGGTGATCACCCACCAGATGAACGTGGTGAAGGAGATCTGCAAGCACGTGGCCATCCTGGACCGGGGCACCGTGGCCGAGGAGGGGTTGGTCAGCGCCGTGTTCGCCGCGCCGAAGAGCGAGGCGGGCCGGCGGCTGGTGTTCCCCGGCCGGGTGGATGAGACGGTGTCGGACCCGGCCCGGCAGGGCCAGCTCCGGGTGGTGTTCCGGGACGCCCGCACCACCGGCATCCCCATGGTGGCCCGGATGGCCCGGGAGAAGAACATCCTGGCCAGCGTCATCTCCGCCACCACCCAGCCCATCGATGGCGAGACCTACGGCGGGATGCTGCTGAGCATCCCCCACGAGCAGATGGCCGAGGCGAAAGCCTTCCTCTCGTCCATCGCCAATTTGACGGTAGAGGAGGTCAGCGAGCGTGTATAGCGGTCTCTTTTCGGCCGACTCCGTGGCCCAGGCCCTCCAGTGCCTGAAGACGGAGATCCCCTTCGCCATCTGGGAGACCTTCTATGTGACGGTGGTCTCCACGGCACTGGCGGTGGCGGTGGGCCTGCCCCTGGGCGTGCTGCTGGTGGCGGGGGAGAAGGGCGGCGTGCTGCCCCTGCCCGGGTGGCTGATGAAGGCGCTGAACGTGGTGATCAACCTGCTGCGGTCCATCCCGTTCCTGATTTTGATGATCATGGTGTTCCCCCTGAGCCGGCTGCTGATCGGCACCACCGTGGGCACCACGGCTACCATTGTGCCGCTGGTGGTGGCGGCGTTCCCGTTCATCGCCCGGCTGGTGGAGAGCAGCCTCCGGGAGGTGGACCCCAACATCGTGGAGGCGGCGGCCTCCATGGGCGCCACGCCCCTGCAGATCATCACCCGGGTGATGATCCCGGAGAGCGTGCCGTCCCTTTTGAGCAATGTGACCATCGCCCTGACCACCATCCTGGGCTACAGCGCCATGAGCGGCATCATCGGCGGCGGCGGCCTGGGCCAGATCGCCATCAACTACGGGTACTACCGGTATAAGTATCTGGTGATGCTGGTGGCGGTGGTGCTGCTGATCGTACTGGTGCAGATCTTCCAGACGGTGGGCACACGCCTGGCTGTCAAGAGCGATAAGCGGCTCAAGCACTGAGATATAGACAAAGTAAAACCGCCGTCCTCGCGGGCGGCGGTTTTACTATTCCCATTTTTCGATTCAATCTCACATGGTCTTGGACCGCTCGTCGGCGCAGAAGAACAGGGGCAGGCATCTCTAACCGCTCAGTCGGGGATCGTCTCGCGCTCCGGGCGCGGTATCCGTAGGGGCGGGGCTCCGTCCCCGCCCGTCAACTGCCGCGAGAGAAACGTATAATCTTCAAAAACGCCCGTAGGGGCGGGCGTCTTTGCCCGCCCGACCCAGGGAATTGTTTCGCATCTCCGGCAGGGATGGGACGTGCCTCCGGCGGTAAAAGGATAGTTCCGTGCCCTCGGGCACGGGTTACTTTGCCAACAGCGGCAAAGTAACCAAAACGCCGCCCAAACCTACGGTTTTGGGATTTCCTTTGCGCGCTATGGCTTTGTGTTATCGGGGGTATTTACCACACGATTGCAGAAAACATTTCATACTCGACTCAAATATGACTCCCTGTGCTTCTTGGCTTCGCTACCGCTGACACCGTCGTGTCAGCCGCTTTTCGCTCCCACTGGTCGTGAAAAGCGGGACACTTCCTCGAAGCCGCCTCGCTGTATCCGCCACCGGCGGCGCTTCGGCGATTTCCGCTGCGCTCTGCTCAAAACGGTAGGATTTTGCACTCCTACCGTTGCCGGAGAGTGCGGCAGCAAAATTAGAACGGAAATGGATCATATTTGCAAGAAAAAACGCTTTTCTTCCGAGATCGTGAGGTAGAAACTTTCGATAAGTAATAGCTTACCCCGCACTGAAGGAAGTCTTGAAACCATGGGTTTCAAGCGGCGTTTTTGCCTACTTTTTTCGCTGATGAAAAAAGTAGGCCCCCGGAAGGAGGTGCTTCGTAAGGAAGCGCCTCCTTCCCTTTTAGAGGATTGAAAGTGTCAGTCAACACTGGTATAATCATCTCAATAAAATGGTTTTTTGGGAGGAAGCATATGATCGTCTATCATTATAGCCAGACATTAAAGGAAGAAGATCGTTTAGAGCCGGGCCATCTGAATTATGCGGACCTTTGTGAACCGTTCATGCAGGCGTTGTTTCACGGTAGGGATTGCTTTTTCGGTATGCTCCTGAACGGCAAGTATATGTTTGCAGTGCTTAACAGATCGAATCTCCGCTACTGGGCGAATTATGCAAAATGGGCTACCGAAGGTTTATTCGAGTATGTTCGTAAAAACGAGTATCCTCAATGTGTCAGCCGCCTTCGCTGCAATTATTTCTGTACCGATCTCAGCGATTGCATTAGAATGTTCAATGAAGACTGGGGAGAAGAAGACGAAGAAGAAAAGCAGAAAGTGCATCTTTTTGAAGTCGAAGTCCTTGAAGACGGTCTGGAAATGAGAGATATTTCCATTTATGATGCCGCCTATGACGCGATTCATGATAAACAGGATGTAGAAGCTGCGCTTAAGTATGCGAGAAAGTATTTTGCCGGAGAGCATGGCGAGAAGCCCAATTGGGAATATTTGTCCGCAGGTAATGCAGTGGCTGTCAAAGACATCTCTCACTATCTGCGAGAACAGAAATAAGCATCATTCGTCCGAATTTGAGTTTATAGGGAATAGCTTCCTTTGTCCACAATTATAACGAGCATCGGATTTTGCCCCACAAAATCCGAGAGACAAAATAGGCGTGACCGCAATGGTCACTCCTATTTCATATCCTTTTAGGTGGTTATACCCTGTCTCAACAACTATTTTTACTGAGAAGCACGCTATTGTTGCGAGGAGCGAAGCAACATGGCAATCCGTTGACCACCTCATCAGTCAGCCTTGCGGCTGACAGCTTCCCCTCAAGGGGAAGCCCTTGGTTGGCGCGCTCCTCAAGCCTTCCCCTTGAGGGGAAGGTGGCCGAGCGAAGCGAGGTCGGATGAGGTGGAGACGAGAGCAAGCAAAACCTCGGGGCAACTTCCTTGCGAATGGTGCCCGGAGGGCGTTCTTTGCACTCGGAAGCGTGGAAGAAACCCCTGGTCGGGCGGGCAGAGACGCTCGCCCCTACGGTGGGGAGCGAAGGCGTGCTTGCTTCGGGAGGGCACAGAGGCCCTCCCCTACGGATATCCCAAAGGTACTTCCGCATCCGGAGATGCGAAATATCCCCTTCTCGTATCTGCAAGCGCCCCCGGAGGGCGTCCTTCGGCCCACGCGGTGTGCGCGAAACACGCCCGCTCCCAATCAACAACAAAACCGCCGTCCTGGGGACGGCGGCTTTCCGTTTCCGTTTTTCGATCCGATCTCACATGGTCTTGGACCGATAGTCGGCGTAGAAGAACAGCGCCAGCGTACCGGGTCCCACGTGGGAGCCGGTGATGGGCTCATAGCCCACCACGTTGATGGGCCCCGTCTGGCCGGCCTCCCGCAGCAGATGCTGCAGGTGTAGCGCGTCCGCCG